GGTAACGGCTTGGTGCGATTCCAGAGCTTCTAACAGCGAAATTATATATTGAGTGCCTATATATCCGTAAGAGGTGTATTTAACGATGGGCTGTTTGAGTTCAACCACTACGGGGAAGCTGTCACGCCCTTGTTGCAAAGAGGCGTTGCGCTGCTCAAAATCATAGCGATAATACTCTTCATACCAATGCGAACTCTCTAACCCTACCTTGCCCTTGCGATAGGCTAAGAGGAGTTCGGGGAATATTCCAGTGAGGTAATTATAATTAATAGAGAATAGCATAATTTGTCAATTTGCTAATTTGCCAATTTGCTAATCGGCAAATTATTAATGGTGCAAAATTATTGCAAAGGCGGGGTAAAGAAAAGGACACGGAATTTTTCGGTTATCTTACTGATATTAGGAAAGATAATCGTCTGCCCTGTAAGGGTAACTATATAGGTGTCGGAGCCTTTGCCATTATCAACTATATTGTCATCGATAGTGAGGGTGAAAGGCTCGCGGGCGTTGCCTACTACCAGCATTTCCTGCTCCGATACCAGGGCGACCACATAACGGCGTTGCTTGTGAAAGCCAATGAGCTTCTTGCGGGTGTCCTTAGACAAATCGTATATAGGCAAGGAGACTTGTATATCGAAGTAATCGTTGTGGTTTTGCTGTTTGATACTCACCTTGCGGTTATAAGGCGCGGGGTTATGCAGGTCGATACGCAACAGATAGCTGTTTTCATTGGGGGTAATAGCGCGCAAATTCTGATTGAAGCTAAATGAAGTGGCTTCAAACAAAAGCACGTGAGATATTTCGCGCGTAAACGATTCGGGGAGATTGCAGAGTTCCATACTGATTTGGTGCGAGCCGCACGGGCTATTTATCAATTTGGTGCAAAAGTAGGGGGGTTGAGGGTGCTGTGAAAGGACTTTTTAGGTAAGAGATAAGAGGTAAGAGGGGGCGTGAGGCTTTGTGTGGTAAGGGTTTGCGGGGTGTTTGTACGGTATAGGTTCGATGTTGGTTCGATGTTGGTTCGAATAGTGCTGTAGGTAGGCGGTAGGTGATAAGGAGGAAGGAGTAAGGGTATAAAAAAAGATAAAAGACTGTTTGTCAGTCCTTTATCTTTTATTTTTTGCGTGGGACACTTTTGGAAGTTTTTTATTTCAAATTTTCTATATTTCTCAGTTTTTCGAGGTAAAAATCACGTATCCGTTGAAAATCTTCCTCAGTAAACTTGTTATCTCTGAGCCTCATTCGCTTGTGTGTCGCTGCTGATGTACTCTTCTGAATTGCTCTTGCTACCTTGCTATCGGATAATTCCAATTGCTGAATGATGTATATTACTTTGTCGTGCGGTGTCATATTATTCTTGTGTTATCATATTAGTATTGTACCATTGCCACGCTTCATCTAAGAATTGTGTTTCGGATATTTCAGGGGCTAATTCCCCACCTGTTAATTTTACGTTATTCTGAATTATTATGAGCTTGAATTGCTCATCTTCATTGCATACATATAACTTCTTAGGTTTATGCACTAATTCATCGTTAAGTGCTACTTGTTGCGTGCGCTCTCTAATTACCAATATTAATGATAGGTAATGAGGCGAGTAAATAAAGTGAAAGCCTTTAGGCATTTGATTAGGCTCGACTGCCAATAAGAATTTTGGCATTTTTAATTCAAATCGTTTTATTTTTTGCATATTATTTTTTATTTTTGCCCCTCATTTCTAAGGGTGTTAAATCGTTAGAATGTTTTAATTTTACAAAGTAAGCCCCTAATGTAGTGTTAGGGGCTTTTTTGTTAGTATAAATATTCAGAAATATATTCATTTATACTTTCTTCAAAGTCTTTCAAATCAAACTCATAATCTTCATCGTGAGTTATTCTACCATTGAGAGCCTTAACTATAATATTGGCTAATTCTTCACCAAAGTATGCTTTATTTGCCCAGCCTTTGGATTTCCAAGTGCCGTAACCTGACCATTGCTTATCAACCTCTATAATACAAGGTTCTAATGCTACGATTTGAGATGCCAAATCATCTACAATAGGCATTAATTCACTTACTGAATAATCACCCTTTCTCTCTGCTAATTTGTTGAATAAATCTTTCATTGTTCTAAGTGTTTAAATTGTTAATAATTGTTCTTGTTTTAATTTTACGGTGCAAAGATACGGCAACTGTTTTAATTACACAAGCATTTTGCTTTTTTTTTATTTTATTTTGTTTAAAATATAACAAAAGTTTGTAAGTATTTATTTAATAGTTAGTTACAAGAGTATTATTTTGCAATAAAAAAGGCAAAAGGTAGTGTTGTACCCTTTGCCTTGGTGAGTTACTCACTTTTGTTTATAGACTGCTCTATATCATACGTTATAGGTATTCCTATTTCAGTAGCGATGTAATGCTCGATACGTGCGCCCTTGCTGTCTTTCCAGCCTTGTAGCATATAGATAGCCTTGCATTGTAGCAGTGTAGCAATGTCTTTGATTATATGCGCTTCCCAAGTGTCTTGCTCTGATAGTCCATTATCTAAGGGGTTCACGGGTTCATAGCCTAATCTTTTCATTGATTTGGCTACGGCTGCAAAGCGTTTGCGGGTTTCGGTTAGGTCTGTACCGCTAATCTTTCCTGATATGTAGATTTTCATTTTTGTTCACTTTTATAGATTTCAATTAGTTTGTACACAAGTGCTTCTTGGGCTTGTTCGTAAGTATTATAGAGAAAAACATCCGTATCCTCGTCTAATATTTCGAATGAAAAACCTTTATTGTTCTTATCTCTATAACGATAGGATACAAGCCCTACAAGATTCTTTTTTCTAAACCACGCTAAGACATCTGTCCAAGTGGGGATTGAGCAAGCATAAGAATAATGTTTACCTGTTTCGAGGATATCTTTTCCCATTTCAGAATTTGTTCTTTGACTACATTCTGATAATTCTGCATAATAGTAGCAATAATCATCACCCTCAAATGAGATGAATATCATTTCTTCGTCAAAAACTTCGTGGTAAGTAACCAAACAAGGTTCATTAAACCCTATTTCTTTGAGTTGTTTGGCTATATCCAAAGGTACAAGCCAATTGGGGTAATTCAATTTATTATTCATATCTTTATCCTTTAAACAAATACATTGACCAACTTATGGCAACCTCTTCATTGCGATTGTCTAATTCTTTTAATAAACTATTTATTTCTTTATCCTCACTAAGTTCAGAGGGAACTTGTAAATAGAGTTTTTTCATTATTTCATTATGAAAACCAGTGTGTTTCTCAATCTCTGAGAGGTGTGTTAGTGCCTCTTTTAGAGAGTTTAATAGTTCTTGTTTATTCATCTTTTACAAATTTACCATTAATAATTTTACCTTTTCTGTCTTTGATTTCGTTGTAAGCGATATTGAGGCACTCCTCAAGGGTGGTGTTATACAAGTCAGCCAAAGTGTACAAACAATCAAATGTCAACGATATAAAAAAGCTTATACTATCACTTATTCTTATTTTATAAATACAAGCACTTCTCATTAATGCTGATAAAGTTTCATTGAGTGTAAGTGATGTAGGCATTACTTCTGCATACTCATCCCAAATTGTCTTTTTGTACTTGCCAAAAAAGGATAAAGCATCTCCTTCTATCATATAACAATAGTTAATGAGAGTTATTATCACATCGCCAATAGCGTCCTGAATAGCTGACTTGTCATTATCATAACACGCTTTGATAAGTTCGCCAACTTCCTCGTGGGTTTTGAGGAGTTCATCAAATGGTGTTAGTTGTTCATAGATTTTTCTTTCTTTTGCCCACTGATGAATGAGTGGGACGAGTTCTTGGATTGTTTTCATTGTTTCTATTTAAATTTACAAAATTGTTGTAGTAAGTATTTGTTATTGTAAAATCTCTACTTTCTTCTAATATTTCTGAGATAGATTTTCCTGCTTTTTGTTTTTCTGTTATATCTTTTAATACAGATTCTTTGATTTTTTCTACCATTAAAGTATTTTCCATTGTCTAATCTTCTTCTTTATATTCTAACAATTCGGGGTTTTCATATTGGTTTCCAATAACTTTTGCGCGTTGCAAACACGAACGCCAAGCCTCTTCGTGAAGATTGTAATACCCATTGATGTTACCTACATTTTTGGCATCGATACGGCAGAATGCCATACATTCCTCTCGGTACACAATAAGGCTGTAACCCCCATAATCGTGGGCAAGAATGTCGCCCTCATAGATTTCAGTGCCATTTTTGTCGTGTTGTCCTGTAAATAGACTTATTGAGTCTTCATTTACTGCGTAATCATCAATAGCATACTCATCGTGAAGTTCGTAATAATGTAAATAACCATATACGAAATCATTAAGAGCCATACTAAATCCTCTAAATTTGATTGTTTTCATTTTCTTTGTGATTTTAATGTTATTAGTTAATTTCTACTTCGTATTCCCAGTAGAGGGCATCTTCCTCACTTATATTATCACTGAGCCAGTTAAAAGCTTCAGGAAATTTGTTTATTTCACTATCACAAATGGAAAATCCATAATCTGCCATTTGTTCTAATTGTTTGGCTACCTCTTCAGGTACTTCTACATCTGATAAACCTACAGAGTAGGTTACTTTTACGGTTAAATCTTTGATTGTTTTCATTTGTTGATATTTTTAGTGTTAATAATCTTACCTAAATATAGTATGAAGTACTTTTTATTGGCTTCTGCGCCCCATTCGGGGTTGCCAGTGCCAAAACGTATAGCTTTTAATTCTATGGTGAGGCTTGGAGCATCACGTGCATAACCATTGCGAAAGACGGCAGTGTCGTACTCTCGTCCAATAAGACGAAGGTTGTAATACGGTTTGATATCGCGATATTCTTCGGTTTTTTCGCCCGATAGTATCATATCAAACCATTTCTTTTTGATGGTGAGATGTAGGGTGTTATTCATTATTCTTTAATTTTAATCGTTTTGCTATTAATTCTACTATATCCACGGTTACAGCATTGCCGATGAGTTTGTAACGTTGTGTTTTAGCAATGGGCTTTATCGTGCCATCGTAGTTACCGTATTGTGTCCAATTATCAGGAAATCCTTGCAGGCGTTCGCATTCTATTTCGGTTAATCTACGTATGCCACCCAATAAGTTATTCTCTTGAAAGGCGTTGCTCGATATGGTTGGGCAAATAGTGAGGTCTGCACCTTTATTTTTACCTCGTGAACGTTGCTTTATAATAAAATCAGAATTATTTCTTGTTAGGGCAGGTGATACTCCTCTTTCATCATATACTCTATTTTGTTGGTAAGGTTGTCTCCCATTTGATTCAGTAGATGGATTTATTTGTATAACGGTCATATCAGAGTGCAAGCCTCCTGACTTTCCGCCACCTGTTAGTGTCCCCGCTTTTTTTGGAATAATGTAAGTATCATCTTGGTTCATATTGCCATTGGCTTTAATTGTTCCACTAATTTGGGTTTGTGATTGACTTTTCGATTTTGTTGTAGGCACAAAATCATTTTCTCCGATAGGAAATACTCTTGGGACACTTCGTCCTGCAAGATGTCCAATAAGGTAAATCCGCTCTCTATTTTGGGGTAGTAGCCAGCTTGTATTAAGCAATTGCCATTCAAGTCTATAACCCCCAATGTTGGCAAAGGCTTGGAGAATTGCCCAAAAATCTGCGCCAGCGTTTGAGCTG